AGGAGTAAGACTTCACGAAGTTTCAATCGTTGCTTTCCCTGCTTACTCAAGCACGGCAGGCACAACATCGGTTCGCGGCCTTGACAAGGTAGCCGAAAGAGCGCAGGTAGATCCTGATGCCCTGGCAGACGCCATTATCAAGCTAGAAGAAGGCAAGGAGCTTTCAGAAGATGAAGGCCGCCTTTTGAACCAGGCAATCAATTCCTACACCCTGAAGGAAGAAGCACAACCAGAAGGTGACTTGGAAAAGCTTGCCCTAAAGAAAATGAAGCTGAAACTACTGACAGGAAAATAAATGGCAACCAAAGAGCAAATCAAGGCAGCAATCCTAAAGGTTGCTGGAAACCCAGAGACAGGCGTAATTTTTCAGTTGGCAGATGCCATGGCTGAAGCAGTTGTTGGCTTAGATGCTCCAGCTAAGGCTGAAGCCGCCTCCTATGAGCCAACGAAAGAAACCCGCGTATTGAAGGCTGACGAAAAGCGGTAGCCCCTGACCGCTAACCCAAGCGGGTTCCCCCAGAGTGTCCTTTCCTCTGGGGGTTTTCTTTTGATTATGGAATTCAGTTGTAAAATTTATACATCGGATGTGAGTCAGCTCTGCCGTGTTCAGTTTGCGTCAGCGCGACTGTAATTCATGTAAATCAAATAAGGAGACTAAATGTCTGAGTTCATCAAGGCTCAGCAGGAGATCCGCGCAAACCTTACCGAGCAGATCCGCGATGTAATCGAGGGTGCTGAGAAGGAAGGTCGCGGTCTAGACGCTGCTGAACTAGAGAAGATTGACCGCATTGAGGCCGACATCACTCGTGCTGACAATGCAATTGCTGTTGCAAAGCGCAACGAGGAGCGCGCAGTAGAGGCTTCAGTAGCTTCTAAGGGCTTCGCTCTACCAGAGAAGTCAGAGCGTTCAGCTTCTGACGTTCTACGCGAGATTGCTGCTACCCGTGGCGCTCACACCTTCAACAGGGAAGAAAGAACTCTAGTTCCTTCCGCAAACACCGTTCCAAAGTCATTCTTTGACGAGGTATTCGATGTTGCTCGCCTTGTTGGTCCAATGCTAGATGTAGGACAGAGAATCAACACCACTTCTGGTGAGGACATCACTATCCCAACTCTTACCGCATACAGCACTGCAACCCTAAAGGGAGCTGGCACTGCTCTTGACGAGTCTGAGCCAACTTACAGCTCCATCACACTGCAGGCCTACAAGTATGGTCTGCTCATCCCAGTATCCAACGAGTTGATCGCTGACGCTGGATTCAACATCTCTGCTCACCTTGCAGAGCAGGCTGGTAACGGCCTTGGATTCGCAGTTAACGCAGCTCTAACCACTGGTGACGGAAACAACAAGCCAAATGGTGTTGTAACCGCTGCTGGTTCTGGTATCACTGGTGGAACTGGTGTTGCTGGTGCGTTCACCGCTGACAACCTGATTGACCTTCAGTATTCACTTGACGGAGCTGCTCGCAGACTCCCAGGTGTTGCTTACATGGCAACAGGCTCATCTATCGGTGCAATGCGTAAGCTCAAGGACGTAGCAGGTAACTACCTCTACACCGTAAACGTTGGACAGCCAGACAACTTCGCTGGCTACCCAGTTGTGGAGAACCCAGCCATTGCCGCAACAGGCACTGGTGCAAAGTCCGTCCTATTCGGACACTGGCCTTCATATAAGGTCCGCGTTGCTGGTGGAATCCAGGTCGCATCCTCAACCGACTACTCATTCAACAAGGACGAAACATACTTCCGAGTAATGATGCGCGTTGACGGTGACTTGACTCACGCAAGCCACATCAAATACTTCATCGGTGCTGCTAGCTAGCATCCGCTGAAATAGCTGAAGCCCCCGCAGATCTAGGTTGCTGCGGGGGTTTCTTTTTGCTATGGTGAAGCTATGTCAAAACAACCTAGAATCAACGGCGCTATTGCACTTGCCTCAAACAGCCCAGGTATGCCTACTGGCTATGGCAATCAAGGCAAGCTGCTTGCAGAACACGCAATTCGGTCAGGGATGAAGTTTGCTGCCCTGTCAAACTATGGGCTAGAGGGCGCACATTCGACTCTGGACATTGCTGGGGAAAAAGTCCCACACTACCCCCGTGGATTCACGCTGTATTCAGTGGATGTGATGGAGACTTGGTATAAAGACTTCGCCAACAGACATAAAGACATAAAGACAGTCCTATTGACGCTTTACGATGTATGGGTCTATAACGAACTGAAGTTTGATGGTCCAATAGTTTCTTGGGTTCCACTGGACCACACAACACCGCCGCCAAAGGTTCTTGAATTCCTAAAGCGTGAAAATGTAACTGCAATCGCAATGTCACCACATGGGCAGCAACAGTTAGATTCAGTGGGAATTCAGTCAATCTACATTCCGCACGGTATAGACACAAAGATTTACAAACCAACTACACAATTGGATGGAGTGCCAACTAGAGAGTTTATGGGCGTTCCAGAAGAAACCTTCTTGGTCGGCATGGTTGCAGCCAACAAGGCTAATGGACAAATCCACCGCAAAGCCTACGCAGAAAACCTCTTGGCCTTTGCTATCTTCAACAGAAAATACCCGAACTCGCAAATTTACATTCACAGTGAGCCAACGCGTGTTTATGGTGGATTCGATTTGCCAATACTTTTGAAATCAGTCGGACTAGACAAGTCAGCCGTTGTTTTACCAGATCGCGATATGCTGCGAACTGGATACCCAGACTCAGCTATGGCAGCCTTCTACAGTGCGATGGATGTCCTGCTCTGCACCTCATACGGCGAGGGCTTCGGCATTCCAACGGTAGAGGCTCAGGCGTGTGGAACTCGCGTTATTACAAGCAACTTTGCGGCATCTAAAGACCTAGTGTCAGAGGATAGCTGGAAGGTGGACGGCCAACCGTTCTGGGATGAAGCTCAGTCATCGTTCTTCTCAATACCTTCAGTCAACAAGATTGTTGAATCACTAGAGAAGGCTTATCACGCAGAGCGTGGCACAAACAAAGCCTCTGTTGAATTTGCTAAAGACTTTGACTTCGGCCATTTATGGCAATGGAAGTGGACACCGTTTTTGAAAGGACTGTTCGCATGATTGCCTGGCTCAGCCACCATCTACCAACAGACATAGAAACAACAAACGGAATCCCTGGAAAGTATCGCGGTGGAGCAGAGATGACCGATGCCCGCTACCTAGAAGCAGCCCCAGAACAAGTCAAGGTATTCGGTCCCGATCAGTGGAAAGAAGCCATGGATGCTGACAAGCTCATCATTACTGGAACAGACCTGCTGACCGATGAAGCCATGACCCAGTTGGCTACCAAGAATCCAGTCATAATGGTTCATCACAAACAGACCCGAACTCCAGCTCGCCAGTTGCTTATTGACTCAGCCCAGGTTCTTATCTGCCATACGCCTAAGCATCTAGAGATAGAACTCAGTTGGACAAACCCAAAGTCAAGCACTTGGATAATCTCCAGCCACAATCCTGACGACTTCACAAGCAAACCTAAAGAGGACTTTGCTCTATGGGCTGGAAGACTTCATCATCAGAAGGGGCCAGACAATGCCCTGCGCTGGGCTGAACACAATGGCATACCTCTGGTGCTGTATTGGAACAAACCCAGAGAGCAAGTGTTGGAAACGATGTCTCGCGCCAAGCACTTTGTGTTTTTACCAAATGACTTTGATGCTGAGCCTAGAACCGTCATTGAAGCCGTTCTATCTGGCTGCCAAGTGCATCTCAATGACCAAGTTGGTATCAGTTCAATACCACAGTGGGATAATCCAGAAATTATGGCCGAGCTGGTCAGCAATGCTGGACGAAAATTTTGGGAAACTGCACTATGACAACAATTTCAATCGTGACAGCTTTGTATGGCAGCCAATACGCACAATACATAAGCAGATGGTGGGCAGCAGTAGAAAAGCTAAATAGACAGCCAGATCAGATTGTGCTTGCGACCCCCCTTGATAATCATTTTGGCCTTATTGAATCTATTCCAGATAAATACAAAAATTCAGTCAAGCACATAGAAGCAGATGCCTCTGGGGTTCACGGGCCTTGGTATGCGGGCATAGGGGCAACTGATGGTGATTGGATTTTTGGACTTGGAATTGATGACCAATTTAGTCCAGATGCGTTTGACGAGGTGGAACAAGCAACTCAGGATAATGCTGATTTTATGGTTGACAAAATTCTTTATCTACAGGGTGGTGGATGGCCTGCAAATTGGATTCCATCAAACTATGGCGATAGAAGCTTTGCCCCTGGCGGGGTAGTTGGGTATAGCAAGAACATAAAGCATTATTGGGGCCTTATGCCAAAAGATTTGCGATGGAATGATCATGCTTTTTATGTTTTGTGTGTAAAAAACAATGCCAAGCCTTATTTAGCCAGCACCACTCGGATGATTCACGATTTAGGAACTAACCATCAGACAATTAGCGGGGTTCGTAGGGACCACAGCCATGATTCCGAGGCTTCAAGAGAGCTTAGAGACTTTATTCAATCCCTGGGTCTATGAGGTAAACTAAAGCCATGGCGATTACTAATGGCTACACTACCCTGCAAGAAGTCAAGGACATTCTGCGCCTAGGCACAGCAGTTACAGATGATGATGGACTACTTGAGCGCTGCGTTGAATCAGCCTCCAGACACATTGAGCGCTATTGCGAAAGAACTTTTACCGCAGGCTCAGCTACACGTGTTTACACACCAAATGACTCTTATCTTGTAGAGATTGACGAT